CACTTCAGTAAAATGTTCTACAGATTCTTGATTTTCTAGAGCTTTAGTTACAAGACTGTAAACTCCTTCTTCAAGTTTATCTTCTGCATCTTCTGACAGAAGCATTTTTCCAGATGTAGGTTCATATTTAAGAACACTAATTACGGGACTGGCCAGATCACCAACAGTGATTTCACCATCGACATAGGAATAATCTACTGAGAAGATTCCTCTGTCATTACAGAAGATAACAACGGAGTCGTTGAAGTCTTCCACATAAAGCCACTCATCCTTATCTGCATACTTCTCTTTAATAATTTTTTGAAGAGCTGTGCGAATTTCAGAATAAAAAGCTGCTTTATTCAGTTCCTGTGGATGAATACCAAGAGTCTCTAGAGCCTTGATAACTTCCTCAGTAAGTTTTTCTTTATTTTTCATTAGCAGGGAGACGTTGCGACCATTGGCAGCACCTCCCTGCAATTGGTTGTGTGTCAAGGCAAGATGAGGTTTTTTCTTACCTTCTTTATCTTTAATAACTAGAGGCATCTCATTCCCCATCAAAACTTACGTCAGTAATTTCACCAGTGTCAGGATTGATAACACCCTTACAACCAATACTAACACCACCAATAACACCAGACTTCTTAAGTTCCCAAAGAACAGGATCGTGGTATTTAACCTTAGCTACCCAAGTACCAGCTTTGATAACCTCACCAGTTGCTTCTACCACAACATCAAGTTCTTTCTGAATCCACGTGTCTTCGATGGAGAAGAGGTCAGTGTCTTTGATGTGAAACAGATTGGGCTGGACTACGCCAGCCGCAAGATTTTTATTGAAATTCTCGCAAGCCTTTTGAATGGTTTTTTCACTCATCCACTCGCCGTGAGCATCTTTCACATTAGGCTCATAGACAACTTCATAGCTGACCATCTCCTCTTTTAGAGTTTCTGTTTGTTGTTCTCCAGAAACATCCCCGAAGGCTTTTTCAATTAAAGAAACAATCGATTCAACTAAAGACTTTTTAACAGTTTCTTTTTCTTTAGCCATAGATGCTCCCTCATCTTCACCAGAAGCAAGGGCAGCTTCAGGTAGTTTTGAACTAAAATGAAACATCAAGTATTCTCCGAATTCGCTAAGCTAGAATCTCCACCAGAGCCGTCCGCTGCTCCTGTACCAGATGGTAGTCCTGTCTCCATGCCCTCCCCTGCATTTGAGGTGAAGCCTGTAAGAGTTTCTTGATAGTCTTCAAGAGCAAGATCGGTTTCAATACGGCCAGGAAGACCAACCCATTCTGCGATCTTGTTGAGATTTTCAGGAGTCTTCTGAATAAGTCCCTGACTACCTACACGCTGCAAGAATTTGGAGATTACATCTAGGTCTTCTTCTTTAACCTGAGCAAACTCAAAAGAAGGGAGACGTTCGAGTGACCATCCGTTTAGCGCCCATAGCTGGGGCACGAGGTCACTATTAAGAACGTCTTGAATTTCTTTTAGTCTTGCTTCTACAGCCATTTGCATGATGCTTGACTTAGAGTCTGCAAGGTTGTATGAGCCACTTTTAGTGTTACCCATCTGAAGAAGGTCAGCAAAAAGCGCCTGTAGGATTTTATTATCCCATCTGGTAATTGAGGTGTGGGTATCATATTGAGAAGCGTTTGGGGGGCCAATAAGCTTCCAATCAAACAGTGGTTTACCTTGCTCATCATAGAGACTAGGAAACACAACACAGGCTTGCTCGTTGTTCTGAAGGTTTCGCCCAATGCGCTTCACTTCCTCATAAACAGCTTTTTCTTCTGCTGTTGCATCAGGAGACATGAATTTAGCAGGAAGGCGAAAGTCAGGAATACCGCCTAAACCGCGAGTGATACCGATGGCCTCACTTTCTTCAATCTGTTTGCGATAACGCCAAGCTTGATATACCCTGGAAAGGGGTGAACGCCCTTGGGGGTTGTCACGAGAAACGTCTGTGCGGAACAGAAGAAACTTCTCACGAGGGATTTCAATCTCACCAGCATACTCTTTAGAGTTAGCCAACCGGAAACCATCGTTAAGAAGGTTTGTATCTTGGATTACAGCAAGAAGGTTACGTCCATCCTCAGAGAACTTCCACCTTTTAATTGTTGTTTGAGAACGGACAGGAAGCTTCTTGATACCTACAAGATTATCGTTGTAGCGACTGCCGTTTTTTCTTAGACGCCTACGATAAACCTTCTCGTTTACGCAGAAGCCATAAGTGAACATGCTGGTAACTTCCTTGATAAAGGAAAACCAGCTATGATCCATATCATCCATGCACTGACGAAGAAACTTAGCTTGCTGCTTCTCTTCCTCTGTGGCATCTTCCGGAGGAACAACACGCCATTTAACACGAGAGATCATCATCTCAAACAAAGAAAGAGCAGAAGCAATAGTTGCATCTTGTGACATTTCATGATATGTCTTATTGGCTACAGGCCATTGTAATTGCTTCCGTGCTTCTTCAAGAATAATTCCGTCAAACTCACGAAGACCTGTATAGCCAGTCTCGCTGAATTTTACACGAGGAATGGCAGAGTCTCCGGTTTGTAGGTTTAGGCTTTCGTTTTCTGCCATTATATTTCCTTTATTGTTTAAACTCTAAAAGGGTTAGTTTGGGACATCGATGGGAAGGCTATTGTTGGAATCTGAAACTTTTGAACTAGGTTCATATAAGCAAGAGACATACAGTCCACAATATCGTCGTGACCTGCTTCCCCAGATTTTCTAGTCCCGTCAAAGTTTTCCAACTCTCTTAGGAAAAACTCATTATCCGCTTCGATCTTATTCCAATAATCGTAACCGCAATTATCAACGATATGGATAATACCCAACTCAGCAGATGCAGCGAATGGCCTAAAAGCGTCTAGCTTACCCTGTGATGCTCTTTGCGTTTTAGCAATATAACCTGCTTCGATAATCTGCCTTGCGAGCAATTTAATAGATGCTTTGGCTGCTGGGTTAGGGTCTTCACCAAGAACAATCTCGGTCTTAAATCCATCCCGTCTTGCGTGATCTAGAATATGATCTAACCATTGCCCAAAAGTGATACGAGTTCTTGTAACTTCAAGAACAACATACTCTCCGTTCGATTTTAAACGCCCCATCTTCACACTGGCAAAATAGTCAGGCGACCTATTGCCCTCATGAGGTAGTGTGCCAGCAACGTCAAAAGCACGGACTATCTTGTCAAACTCGCTATCGAGAGGAGCTTTTGCTATTGTTGGACAGGTGCTTCTTGAGAAATAAGAACTGCTCTCTGGCTTGGCAAACCAGTTGCCATAGAGAAGTCTTTCTTTAGCAAGTCTTGGAAGAGCCTCAAGGTTTTGCTTATACTGTGGGTTACTGGCTTGAAGTGGCGGGTTATCATCAATCGTGCCAAAAAGCCCCTGAAAGCTAATCGGTGACTTATCGTAACCATACTTCTCTTGCAGCTCTTCTTTTGTATCGCCCCAGCAAAGCTCTCCATTGATACGGAGAAGATAGCGAATCTTACCGTTCTTTTCTGGGTCTGGCCGACCTTCTAGTGGGTGACCTTGCGGATACAAATACCACATAGCGTATTTCAAAACCCAACTGCTGTTATCTGGGTTACAGCTCATCCAAATTGAGTGGGTGTTCTTTGCATTTGAACGCAAACGTGACCATAGCCACCAGATTTGCTCTTCATTGTCTGCGTGAGTCACCTCATCATAGAAAATGTTTGAAATCTGAATACCTTGATATTTCTTGGCGGCTGTATCATTCTCATAGTGGGAAAATGAGATTTCTGCTCCAGAACTAAATACTAACTTTTGTTCTTTTAATTTTACTTTTAGTTTTGCGTTTTTATGTTTTTATTATTATCAAGCTCTTATTGCGCATTGCCCACTTCCAACTTGTTTATTAGGCGCCTTGCATTTATTTGTTTAACCCGTATAGCACTTCCCATTTATAACTTTTAAATTTGAATTCAATAATGTTTTGAATTATCTCATTGTCATCATCGTCGACATCAACGCTCAACTCAAATGATATTGTCCTGTCTGCCAATAATTCATTATTAGAAATAGTTACTATATTTTTATATAAATTTTCCACATTAAAACTATAATTAATAAACTCTATTCCGTAAAAAATCAATCTTAGATTTAGCAAACATTGATTTTCATTTTCAAATATACCATCAAATAACTGAGGCTGTATTAGAAAATGATATCCGCCAATTTCGCTATCAATTATTAATTTGTCTTTCTCAACAAACAAATGCTGAAAAATAGCATCATGTAAATTGATACTATTGGCGCTTTGATTTAATCTATCTATCAATATTTCTTTTTTACTTTTTTCCATTATATCGCTCCTTAAAATTATAATCTTTATCTTTTGGCGCAAGATGTGATTGTGGCGAATGGTCACGGCAAGGTTTGCCGTATTTCGTCATTTTTGCTGTTTGAAATTTTGTTTCATCATTGCTTCTATCTTGATTTTGATTAAACCAATGGTAATGTTTTTCTTCTAACACTCCATTTCTAATTTTATCATCGTCAAAAATCACTTTTTGCCCGCTAGATTTTCTAATGTATTT